TGCCGGTATGCCAGCCGTGTAAATTGTGCGTAGTCATCATCTGTAAAAAACATAAATGGCCGGACCTTGTTCATATAGGCAGAGTGTCCTGCAAAGGCGGTAATCTGTACGGACCGCCGGCGGGAAATGGGCATAATACTTCGTTTCAGTTCGCCGGTATCTGTCATAATTACGCTGCCGGATGTCACGCGCCGGCCGCTATGTCGTTTTCGCCCGGCGGGATTCCTGGAGGGATCATACATTCCCTTTGAGAACCATTTCCAGGTTACACCCCGGTGGGTTCCACCCTTGCCCAGTTCCCGGAACATCCCCACAATCTGCTTCTGCATATACAAGCCAAACTTTTTCATCACCGGATACAGGTTGCGGGACTGATCCTCAAGGCCTTTGATGACCACCTGGGCGGGTTTCAGATCCCAGTGCATATCAATAATCTTGCGCATATCAGGCCACCTCGCTGCGACACATGGGCGCTGATGCGTTTTTATAGACAAAAAGAGTCCGGACACATAAAACGGCCATTGCAAAAAACACCCCCTGAGAGGCCCATATCTGGCCCAGAACACCGGGTTTTAGAGGCGTTCTGCTGCACGATCTCAAGGCAGGCCATACCTTACCATGGCTGCTATGCCCGGATCTGGCTTTTTTGTCAGAAAGTGTCAACATTTTCATCCGTAAATATCTTTTCATGATCTGTTTCATCTTGTTCATACCCAAAAGAGGGGGGAGCACCCACTTCAGCTCCACTTACATACACGCTGGACTTTCCACTGGCGATATCATTCACAATCCGATTGGCATCTCCGCGGATAATATCGCTATAACTGGGGCCGTCTGCCGGGCGGATACGGTTCAGCTCTTTCAGCCGGCGATAAACCCGGTAAGCGGCAAAGTTCGCGGCAGCCTCAGCTATGATGGATGGTGTAGGAGGATCGTCGTTGTAATTGGGGAACTTCTGCCCGTCGTGATAATCCAGTGGAAAGCGCCCGCCGACTTTGGCATCCACCTCGGCAGACCCCTGCAGGATTGCCTTTAAAATAAGGGCATCGTCAATAGTCGCGGGGAGGGAATTTGGCAGGATATCTTTCACATCCTGGTAGGAACAATAGAATGGGATCCCGTCACCGTCGATCTGCCGCACATAGGTGTAATCAATATTTTGGGTTCCTGATTCAGCAATAACCCAGATGTTGGCCAGATCCGAAAAAAGCATAGACACCATTTCGCCAGGGGCGAGGGGTTGACCGTTATCCACGGCCACATCATCGCCGCTAATTCGGATATCGGCGGTGTTTGCCTGCCGGGCCGTAATAATGATGGTTGTAATTTCTACTGTATCAGCAGAGAGTGGCTGGGCTGTAGTGGTCAGTTCCTTGGATCCGGATACAAGGCGCTGGTCAATGATTGCTGTCATTTAAGGAAATCCTCAAGTGTTACTTCTTTATCTGCCAGGGCGCTTTCAATTTCAGCTGCCAGGTCATCCTTTTTCATGCGGTCCGGATAGTCAATTTTCAGGATCTCTTTTGCTCTGGAAAGCATTTCCTTTTTGGTCAGGTCCTGTAGCGATGCCAGCTTTTTTAATTCTTCAAGAACTTTTATTGTGGGATAATTCTCATTCAGCTCAACAACGGCTTCATCCCCGGCCGAATAACGCACGCCGTCATGCTTGGTGTCGTCCAGAAATTGCACTTTCGCTTTCATCGTCATCTCCTTGTTTTCTTAGAAATCCGGGGCAGAGCAAACCACCCCGGATTTTATTACTTCACGAAACCGGATCAGTGCGTATCAATGATCAGATAGCCGTTGGAAGTGTCAACATTTTTCACCACATATTTGTATGTGGTTTCGATGTCCAGGGTCTTTTTGTTATTGTACTTAACAACCTGCGGATATCCGCTTTCCTCAATGATAACTGTATGAGGAGTTATACCTTCCACAAGCTCTCCCGCTTCGGGTATATAGATCAGGGCAACATTATCACCCCAGAGATCCGTAAACACTCCGGCATCTGTAGCATAAACAGCCTCACCTATAATGAGGTGTTTAAATCCCAGAATGTCTTTTGCCAGCTGGGGTGTCAGTATCCCAAAGTTATCCCGTTTATTTGCAATCGCAATCAGATCGGGATGGTTCTTCAGGTCGAGCCATGATTGAAAGCCCATAACGAGTGCGTTTGGCCGGATTCCCATATCGGCACGAGCGGCAGCAACGCCGGTATCGATATCATCGATAGGATCACTTACGCCGGAGGATACATCACTCCATTTGCTCGTACCGGTCAGTGTTGTTTTGTTTCCGGTGGCATAATACGTACCATCAAAGACATAACCGGCAACGGCCTTTTCAAGCTCAGTCTCAAGTACATTCTGAGTAAGCCTCAAAGCTCTGGTTTCGAGTTTTAGTATTTGGTCTGTTCCGGCGCGTTTAGCTTCATCGAATTCTTTGTAGTCAATCGGGGCTTCAATTGCGTGTTCTTCACAGACAAAGGTTGAATGACTCCAGTTGAAATCGATTTTTTTCGCTTCCGCGCGCAGGGCACGTTCGGTGTTATAAAGCTTAAAGCCTTCTTTCCCGAAGGAAACCAGCTTTCCGCTTTCTACCAGGGTATCAACAACCGGTGCAATCAATCGGGCGATACCATTTACTTTTTTATATCCGATGGCCAGTTTCGACAGGACAGGATCCATCTCGCCACGGATAAGTTCATTTCTACTTGCCATTTTTTATCTCCTTATCCGAGTTTTACGCGAAGGAATTCACCCGAGCTGGCATCATCAAGGGCAACACCGCATTGTTTAGGTACATCTGCCACAGCGGATATTGTCAATGCCACTGCTTTTCCGTCTGCGTCAGAACTAACGAGATTCCCCGCGGTAATACTGCCTCCTGCTTCAACAACGGCAATACCTGTGCATTGGATGCTGGCCTGGTCTCCGCTGTCTGTAGCAAAAAGGCAAACGCCGATGGCGCGTTTATCCACGGTATGTTTTCCGGCAAAATCGACAAAGCGGTTTGCCGTCAAGGCTTCACCGGCTTCAAGGGTCACTACCGGACCGTATTCACGAGCTTTCATTTGCTCTCTCCTTTTGGTTTACGATTACTTCTTCAAGAGCCTGGGCATTTGTCAGATCGGGTTGTTTATCCCGTTATGCCTCAACCTCCTGGTCCATTTTCTCCCGGTCATCCGGATCCACTTCAAGGGATTCTCCGGGATTTGTTCTTGCCACTTCGCCATACTCCACCCAAAGCGCATTCTTTTGTGCCTTTCGGATGATGAGATTCAGCAATTCGTCCGCATAGCGGCCAATTGACAGGTCTTCACCGCCATCGGCAAATTTCAGCACCTTGTTTTTTTCGTCCATTCGGACGCGGATTTCGGCAAATTTATCGGCAACATCGCTTACCAACCCCTTTTGCTTAAGGGCTTCGGCAATAGCTTTAATCTTTCCTGCACGTTCAACGGCCTGTTTCTCTTCGTTGAACGTCTGTATTTCTTTCTGTTTTTCCCGGAACTCGGTAAGAGTCATACCGGCTTTCTCTGCCAAATATTTTTCCATCATATCATCGGTGATAACTGGTACGGTTTCTGAAAAGCTGTCAATCACTTTCTGAATGCTGTCAGTAATGAGTGACGTGGCATCTGTAATCAATGCCTGCAGCTGTTTTTTCTTCTCCTCGGAAGAAATGTTTTCCTTCATAATTTCATCCATTTTGTCTTCCACGCGCCAGCCAGCTACTTTCCAGAGATCCTCTTTTGCCGCTTTAGTTTTTTCTTCCAGCACAAGGTCTTCTTTCAACGGAATTGCAAAGGTATCAATTTCCTGGCCGTCTTCTTTAAATGCCATCATACCGGTATATTCGGGTGCAATTTTCTCCTGATAGACACTGGCAAAGCCCTCAAGGCCTTTAACCTTTGGGATATCATCAACCAACAATGATACTGCCCGAAGCACGCGGCCGTGCTTGTTTCCTTCAGCATCTTCAAAATCTTTATAGATCTCAACAGAAGGCTGGTCGTTGATATCACCGTTATTTAGGGCATCGGCAATGATATCCGGAACATTCTTGATGTCTGCATAGAGTTTTTTACCTTCACGGTAAAGTGCGCTTACAAACCCGGATCCCAGAACGCCAATCTTTTTCCAGATGCTCTCCTGGTCTTCGCTGTGTGTAACTTTCAGTACTGGTTTGAGTCTGGCTGATTCTCCCTCTTTAAGTTCCTCAAATTTTCCGATCATCTCATCAAGGACCTCTTCGGTAAAATCTTTGGTTTCAGGAGTCCCGGCTGTAAAAATGTGGAACTTCTTTATCTCTGCAAACTTTTCCATCATGATCTCCTATGGTTTTGCTATTATTTCACCATCCATACAAGTGTGCCTGTTAAAAGGCATCCGGTTAAAAACCCAAATGTCCGCGTTTCATACCATGCGGCATCATAGGGTAAATGTATTGTTTCTTTTATTGTTTTAGTCACTACCGGAACGGGATAGGGATTCCATTCCAGATTAAATATCTGAGGTTCAAGAAAATACTGAACAAACAGCTCTCCTTCTTTGAATGCCGTATCCATTTCCGCTATTTCTGTTATAAACAATGTATCCCGAATCAATACAGTATCAATGCGGGTTTTTGTAATTGTTTTAGTGATAATTTGAGTCTCACCTACAATATAAATTGTATCTTTCTCATAAATTGTTTCGACATGAACTACCGGTTCAGGATCATAGCTATTCATAACATAAAACGCCCCTGCGACAATAATTAACACACAAATTATCAGCAGGGTGTTTTTCATTTCCGGCCCTCCATAACCTTTTGCCCAAGCTTTTCACCCACGCCAAAGCCAATGATCAAACCGGTAACTACAGGATCCTGATAGATAAAGGCATACAGGACCCCCGCCAAAATCAAAAGCGTGGATTGCAGGCGTTGCGATGACGGGTTTCCGTTGTCATCTTCCCAGAATTTTTTAATCCAGTCCATAATTACCTCTGCAGCTTGTCTATTTTGCTATCCAGCCTATTCAGAAGAGCGTAAACCTGATCTAATTTCTTTTCCACATTCACATTATTGCTCTTTAACACTGCAATGTCAGCGCTCATAGAACCAAGGACATTCTCAACCACAGTAACTCGCCTGTCCAACACGGCAATGGCTTTTTCGTTTTGCTCAATTTTAGGAAACTGGGCAATCTGTGATTCAACATTTTCAATTCGCTTAGCGTGTTCTGCAAGTTGTGCATCCTTTAATGCATATGCAAAAATCAGTGATACAATAATGATGATGAGTCCAACGGCTTTATACAGTGTGTCAATTCCGGATTTAATGTTCATCGTTATCATCCTTTAAAGTTCAGGTTATCGTGTATGAATTTTTCAACCGTTCCCTTACCTTCCGGGGTATTGTAGATCCGCTTCCAGTAAATGGCCTGACCACTGAGTGTTTGCGGAATGGGTTCCGGATCCGGGTAGTATTTCAAACGAGCCAGGATTATTCCCAGGGCTATGTCTGTGGTAAGTTTATAATCGATGTTTTTATGCCAGCCTTCACCTACGATCATGTTTACACGCTCCAAAAGGGCTGGTCTTTTTAAAATGTGATGGATATAAATACTCGTTGCAGTATTCGGCTCGACTTGAAAAAATCCGCGGGCAGGACCGCCACCAACCTGATAAATTAAATGAAGTTTTGATTCTGTTATGGCCGTGCGGATGAGAAGCTCAACGGCAGCTTCAGAGTAGTATTTATCCCCCAGAATTAACAGCGTTTCCTTTACCAGTCTTGTAAATTGCGCTAACCACATATAAGCCTCCGGAGAAGTATATAAAAAAGCGCGCCGGCCCATGCGGCAACCATATCTTTCCAAGAAAACCCATCACCGCCCCAGTTGTAGCGGATGGGCCAGGTGGTTACATATCCCTTGGCCCAACTGATAAAACCGTCTTTCACTTCCCAAAGGGTCCAAAAGATAACACTGAACCGCGCTCCTGGTATAGCAAACAGGAAGCCCCCCAGGAAGTGCTGGAATTTGTCATAAGACAGGATTCCCGTCCTTGCAAAGGTGTATTCCT